GTCCCGAGCGAATATTTCCCAAATTTTGAAAAATCCGGAGGCCACTGATGGGACGCCGCGGGCGACTGCCTGACCCAAACTCGAAGAGTTCGCGGGCCGCGATGGAAAAGGCCCGCCACCTGGCCGGCATGTCGGCACGGTCGAAGACAAAGCCGCAGTATTCCGACGCACCGGAGCCGCCTGGCTCCATCGACCACGACCCGCAGGCCCTCTCCTTCTGGCACCGCCACGCCCCGCAGCTCGCCGCCGCCGGACGCCTCCGTCCAGAGCAGGCCGAGACGTTCGCCATCCTCTGCCAGCTGCACGCCGACGGCGTGCTCCTGGCGAAGCAGGTCGCCGCCGAAGGCTGGATCACGGCCACCGCCAAAGGCCAGGCCGCCAGCCCGGTCGCCAAGCTGCTCCGCGACGCTCGCCGCGACTTTATCGCCCTGGCCCGTGACTTCGGCCTGACCGCAGCCTCCGAAGCCCGACTCCCCGCGGATCCAAACGATGGCCAAGAAGAAGACGACGAAGCCGCCCTCCTCCGCTCGTTCACCGTCAAGCGGCAGGCGTAAGCCGACGGACCCGAAGAAACGCCCCGAGTACGTGGCCGGCTACGAATGGGACGCCGACTCGGCGGATCGGCCGATCAAGTTCATCGAGCAACTCTGCCGCCACCCTGACGAGCTCGGCGGATCGCCGACGAAGATCGAACTGATCGAGTGGCAGCGTGAACTTCTGCGGACGCTTTTCGGGTGGCGACGGCCGGACGGTCGACTCCGCTACCGGCGGGCTGGCGTCTTCGTTCCGAAGAAGAACCGGAAGAGTTCGCTGATGTCGCAGCTGGCCCAGTACCTCGCCACCTGCCACGCCCCAGCCCAGGACGTTTTCCTCGCCGCCAACGATCGCCTCCAGGCCCGCACCATGTACCGGATGGTGCGGCAGTCGGTCGAGGCTAGCCCGACCCTGTCGAAGCTGCTCGAGGTCGTCGACTCGCGGTCGATCATCCGCAACCGTGAGACCGGGAAAGAGATCCGCTGCCTGTCGTCTGACAGCTGGCGGAACGAAGGGCTGAACGGCTCGGTGATCCTGGACGAGATCCATAGCTTTAAGACTTCCGACCTGGTCGACGCATTGATCTACGCGACCCGCGGCACGGCCAACGGCCTGGTGATCTCCATCTCCACGGCCGGCGACAGCCGGAACGGCGTCGGCTGGCGATGGTGGTCCGACTGCCAACTCTCGATCGCCGACCCGAAAGCGAACCCGACGTTCTATGGCCTGATCTACGCGGCCGACGCCGGCGACGACTTTTCCGACCCGAAGGTCTGGCGGAAGGCAAACCCGTCGATGGGCGTCGCGTTCCCAGAGGACGAGTTCGAGGCCGACTACCTGGACGCGAAAACCGACCCGCGGAAGTTCTCCCGGTGGCTCCGCTATTCGCTCAATGTCTGGGAGCAGGCGGACAACCGTTGGTTTTCCAACCCCGACGACTGGGCCGCCTGCGCCCGCGAGCCGTCCGAGCCGCTGGAGTCGCGGCCGTGCTGGATCGGCGTCGACCTGGCGTCGAACCTGGACCTGACTTCGGTCTGCTTCGCCTGGAAGGAGCCAGACGGCTCGTACTACCTCCGCTGGAAGCACTACGTTCCCGAGCAGACCGTGCCGGAGCGGGAGAAACGGGACAACATCCCGTACTCGACTTGGATCCGCGGCGGCTGGATCACCGTCACCGAAGGAGCCCGGCTGGACCATCAGCGGATCGCCGCCGACCTGATCGAGTTCGCCGAAAACCATCAGGTCGCGATGGTCGGTATCGACCCGTGGAACGCTGGCCTGATCGCAAGCCTACTTCAATCGGCCGGGATCGAGGTTCAGGCTATTACGCAACGAACCGGCTCGCTCAACGCCCCCTCGAAGCTGCTCGAGGGCCTGGTCGTGGAGCGTCGGCTTCGTCATTCGGGCGACCCGGTCGCGGCGTGGGCTGCGAACCATGTCGCCGTGTATGAGGACACGACGGGCTCCATCAAACCGGACAAGCAAAAGTCAACCGAGAAGATCGACCCGATCGTCGCCGCGGTGAACGCCCTGGCGGTCGCCAGCACGAGCAGCGAAGAGCCGACCGACTGGAGCCTGATTCAGTTATGAGCCGCAAGCCCGCCGCGACGAAGAAGCCAGCCGCCCCACGCCGCAGCCGGGCGAAGCCGTTCGAGCTGCGGGCGATCGAGCCCTTCTTCCTGGAGCGTCCCGACTCGGTGACGGCCCAGACTGCGATCCGCGTAACGGCGATCCTGGCCTGCGTCCGGTTTGTGGCTCAAAGCCTGGCCAGCTGCCCGATTCACATCATGCGGAACATCGGCCAGGGCCGCCGCGAGCCAGCCCGCGACCTGCCGATCTACAGGACGCTCTCGAAGGCCCCAAACTTCTGGATGTCGTCCTACGAGTACATTGAACTCATGGGCCATCACTGCGCCCTGTGGGGCTCGGCCTACTCGCGGATCGTCCCCGGCCCGCGTGGCGGCTTCGCCGAGCAGCTGCTGCCGCTCCATCCTTCGCGAGTGACTCCGAAGCTGGTCGCCGACCGCAACGGCCAGCCGATCGACATCGTGTACGACTACGTCGGCCCCGAGGGCGGCCGGACCTACTCGCGGGACGAGATCCTCCACTTCCGCTGGCTCAGTGACGACGGCGTCAAAGGCCTGGTGCCGAGCGAACTGTGCGGGACGGCCGTCGGCCTGGCCCGCAAGCTCGACGCCGCGGCCTCGAGCTACTGGGAAAACTCAGCCAGGCCGGACGTGATCCTGGAGACCCAGGAGACGATCCCGCCGGAGGCCATCGAGAAGCTCCGGCAACAGTGGCGGGAAATGTACGGCGGCCCAAAGCGGGCCGGGTCGACGGCCGTCCTCCCGAAGAAGGTGACGGCCCGCGTCGTCGAAGGCTCCAGCCGCGAAGCCTCGCAGTACATGGAACTCCGGAACGCGATCGTCGGCGAGATCGCCCGGGCCTTCGGTATCCCGTCCTCGATCATCGGCCACGAAGCCGCCGGCCGTTGGGCCAGCGTGGAGCAGGAGTTCCTGTCGGTCCAGGTGTTCACGATCCTGCCCTGGCTGCGGCGGTTCGAGCAGACGATCGACCGCTCGCTCCTGAGCACCTACGGAGACGACGTGTACTGCAAGCTCGACAACCGCGGGCTCCTCCGGGGCGACGGAGCCGCCCGGGCGGCCATGTATCAGACGCTCTTCAACCTGGGAGCGATCACGCCCAACGAGATCCGCGGGCTGGAGGACTTCGACCGGCTCGGCAACGTGGCGGCCGATGAAACGTATATGCAGCTCGGCTTTGCGCCGCTCGGAACGAACATGCAGGGAGGCACCGATGGAAGCGGAGCGTAGGTATCTCGACCTTGCAGCAGTGGAGGGCTTCGGCCTCGAGGAGCGGGACGGCGAACCGTCCAAGCTCCGCGGGATCGCCCCGCCCTGGAACAGCCTGAGCGTCGACCTCGGCGGCTTCCAAGAGCAGTTCGCCCCGTCGGCCTTCGACCGGATCCTCGACCGCTCGAAGAACGACCCGCGGCCGAAGCCCGATGTCGTGGGCCTGTTCAACCATGACGACTCGCTCCTCCTAGCCAGGACGACGGCAGGAACGCTCCGGCTGTCCAAGGAAGCTCGCGGCCTCGGCTGGGAGATGTCGAACCTGCCCGACACGCAGGCGGCCCGGGATGTCCTGGCCCTGGTGCGGGCGGGCCTACTGACCGGCGCGAGTTTCGCTTTCACGGTCGCTGACAAGGGCGAACACTGGAGCCAGGACGACAAGGGGAACGCGATCCGGACGATCACCGACGCGAACCTCTTCGACGTGTCCGTCGTGACGCGTCCGGCTTACCCGTCGTCGTCCGTCGGCCTGCGGTCGCTCGAGCAGTGGCGACGCGAGAACCTGATGGCGGCCGAGGCGGCCCAGGCCGAGCAGCGACGGCTGGACGAAGAGGCCGATCGCCGGCGGCGACTGATCTCCGACCTCCGGATCGCGAGGCTTCGCTCTTATGCCAGCTAGGTGCCGCTGCGGCGAACGAATGAAGGTGGACTCAAGCCGTCGGGCTGGCGGGCTCCAGGTCCGGTATCTGGAGTGCACGCAGTGCAAGGCCCGCCGGCGGGAAGTGGTGGACGCGGACCAAGTCTGGAGGCGGAAGCGATGACGCTCTACGAACTGTCGGACAAGGTGAAGGGCTTCATCCTGGACGCCCAGGAGCGGGCCGCCGACGGGATCACGATCGCCGACTTCGCCGAGATCGCGGTCGACCTGCTCCGGCTCGTGATCGCGACCCTCGACACCATCCCGGCCACGAACTCCGAAAAGAAGGCGTGGGCCGTCGCGGCCATCGCGATGTTGTTCGACGAGCTCGCCGACAAGTGCGTCCCGGTTGTCGTGTGGCCGGTCTGGATGATCGTCCGCCCGGCCGCCCGTCAGCTGGTGATCCTGGCCGCCGGCGGGCTGATTGAAGGCCTTCTCCCGATCGTGAGGGCTGCAACTTGACATACGTCATGCTTTTGGCTGCCGCCGCCGCTGTCCTCCTCTGGCCATCGAAGGCGAAACTTCCGACGCTCCCGTCGCCGCGTCCAAAGCCGGCCGACCCGAAGGTCGCGACCTTCCTGGAGGCGACGGCCGCCCTGGCCGCCGTCCGTCACCGGCTGGTCGCCGGCGAGCTGCTTGGCGACGCCGAGCGGACGGCGATCGACACGCTCCAGCTGGCCCTGACGGCAGGGAGCGACAAATGAGCCGCCTCGCGATCGCCGCCGGCTTCGTTGTCCTGGCTGCCGGAATGTGGCTGGCCAGTGGTGACAAGACGCCCCCAGGCCCGGCCCCGGCCCCCGCCGGCCTCGACCTTCGCGGGCTCTTTATCGGCCCGACGGCAGCCGACGACGCGGTCGCGTTCGGGGCGCTGTGCGACTCGCTCGCCGAAGCGATCGAGTACGACGGCACGACCGCCGCCCCGCGACTGAAGACCGGCGTCGCCCTGGACGACCTGCGGATCGCCGCCGCCGACTACCGGATGAAGGGCGTCTCGATCGGAGCCCGGCAGCCAAAGGTCCGGCAAGCGATCCAGGACTACCTGGAAGGCAAGCTCGGCACGTCGGGCGGCCCGGTCAGCGTCGAGGCCCGCCGGGCGTGGGTCGCCGCGTTCCGCGACATCGCGAGGGCCTGCTCCGATGCAACGAAGTGAACGCGTCCTGGCCGCGGCGGTTCTTCTGATCGCCGCCCTGGTCCTGGCGGCCTACTACGTGCCGGTTCCGCCCCGTCAGGAAAACTTTGGGTACACGCCCAACCCTGAAGGCGTCGCGGAGTTTCTGAAGGAACTCGACCAGCCGCTCTTCTCCCAAGCCGGAGCCGACGCGATCCGCCAGGCGAAGGGGGAAGACACGTTCCTCTATCGGGCTCTCTACAAAGCCCACCAGGCCCGCTATAGCAAGCCGTTTGTCGTCGGCGAGCAAGGGATCGGGGACTGTGTTTCCTGGGGCTGGGCTCATGGGGTCTGGATCTCCCAGGCGATCGACTGGGACCTCGGCCGGCTGCCGGAACCTCCGATGGCTCCAGCAACCGAGAGCATCTACGGCGGCAGCCGCGTCGAGGCCCGTAACAAGCCCGAAGGCGGCGGCGGGTGGTCCGATGGATCGTACGGCGGAGCCGCTGCTCGCTGGTGCCGGGACTGGGGCGTGATCTACCGCGAGCCGATCGGCGGCCACGACCTCACGGCCTACAGTGCGAAGCGGGCGAAGGACTGGGGCAACTACGGCAACGGCGGCCAGGGCGACGGCGGCAAGCTCGACGCCGAAGCGAAGCGGCACCCCGCGAAGTACGTCAGCCTCGTGAAGACCTGGGCCGAGGCGGCCGCCGCGATCGAGAGCGGGTATCCGGTTGTCGTCTGCTCCATGCAGGGCTTCAACTCGCTCCGCGACGCCGACGGCTTCTGCAAAGCCTCTGGCCATTGGGCTCACTGTATGTGCTTCATCGCGGTCCGCTACGGCAGCCGCCCGGGCCTGCTCTGTTTGAATAGCTGGGGACCGTCCTACGTGGGCGGACCACGTTGGCCCGACGATCAGCCCGAGGGATCCTTCTGGGTCGAGAAGGCCGTCGCCGATCGCATGTTGTCGGGCGGCGACTCCTTCGCCGTCGGCTCGATCGACGGCTTCGGCTTCCGCGATCTCAACCACGGACAATGGTTCCAGCCACCGCCACGCCTTCGCCCGGAGACTGTCGCCGATGAAGTTCGACCGTAACACCGTGCTGATCTGTATCGTCTGTCTCTGGCTCGGCTCATGGTCCTCGAGCAGCTCGGCCCCCGACGTGCGGCCGAAGCCACTCGACCAGCGTCCGGTCCTGAAGTGGATCGCCCGGGCGGCGAAGACGCTGCTCTGGGTCTCGCTTGTGGCCGAGGAGCCGCCGAAGCCCCAGCCGAAGCCGCAACACGTCGCCGGCCGCGGTGACGATCACCTCGACTTCGGGAGGGGCTGGTGATGTGGCGTTCACTCCTGGCCTGGCTGGCAAGCCTGACTGCCGACCCCGTGGCGATCGACCGCGAAGCCCCAAAGGCCACGGCCGCAGTCGCCGCGGCCTACGCGACCTTTGCGACCGGCACGGCCGCCCCGCAACCCGACCCGAAGCCCACGCCTGACGGCAAGTGCAGGAGTTGTAACGGACGTGGGTACATCGTGCATGGCGACGGCCATCGCACCGACTGCCCGCAGTGCGAGACGCTCGAGCGGCTCCCCTGCCCTGACGGCAAGTGCCCGCTGCCAGCGAAAACCGTCCTACGGTAGTACGCAGCAACTTCAACGGCTCGCGCCGGCGTTCCTATCGTGCGGGGGAGTTTTCGGAACACCCTCACGAATCAAGGAAGACACATGAGCCAGTCCCGCCTTCTCCGCGACGAGTCCGCCCAGGTCATTGCCAAGATCGAAGAGCTCACCGCGAAGCGGGACGCCGCCGCGACCGCCGAAGAGCGGTCGGAGTTTGAAACGCAGCTCGAAGCCGCGTCCGCTCGGGCTGCTGAACTGCCGGCCCTGCTCGAGGCCGCCGACGCCGTGGAGCAGAAGCGGGCCGCCGACCTGGCTGCCCTCCAGGCCGCCGTGTCGACGACTCCTGCCGAGCCCCGCAAGGCTCCGGCGATCCATGTCGCCAAGTCCGCGAAGGGCTTCGACGACGTGGCCCAGGCCGTCACCTCCGGCGAGTACCTCCGCGGTCTGGCCCGTGGCGAACTGCGGGCGATGTCGACCGGCGGCGTGGGTGCCGGCAAGGAATACGTGCCAGTCGAACTGTATGGCTCGATCATCAACGCGATGACCCGGACCTCGGTCGGTCTCCGCGTGGCGAGCGTCTTCTCGACGATCAGCAACAAGATCAGCCTTCCGAAGGCTGGCGACGCGACCGCTGCGTTCTACTCGGAGGCCGCCGAAGGCAGCCTGACGGACATCGCGACCTCCGCGGTGGACGTGACGCTCTTCGGTCTCCGGAGCCTGACGGCGGTCTCGAACGACCTCCTCGAGGACTCGGTGATCGACGTCGCCGCCCTGTTCGCCTCCAGCGTGTCGAACGCCTTCGCGTCGAAGATCGACTACGCGTGGCTCCAAGGTGACGTGACCGCCGGGATCGACGGCCTGGTCGGCGAAGTTTCGGTTGGCAATACGATCGAGGTCGCCGACGCTCCGTCGACGACCGCGACCGAGCTGGCCGACATGGTCGGCAAGATCGACCCGCTCGCCACCAACACCAGCTGGGTCGTGAGCCCGGTCGGCTTCTCGGCTCTGCTCGCGGCTCACGCGAACACGGGCTCGGTCATGCTCTCCGACGCGATGGCCCCGACGGTGTTCGGTCGCCCGGTCTACGTCACCAACGGTCTGCCCGCCGGGACGCTCGCCCTGTATGGCGACTTCGGCATGGCAACCGCGGTGGCGGTGAAGGCCAGCGGCCTCCGGGTCGAGGCTCTTCGCGAAGTCCGGGCCGTGAACGATCAGGTCCTCTTCGTCGCGAAGCAGCGGGCCGGCATTGCCAACCATGCCCCCGAGTACGTGTCGAAGCTGGTTGTCGCCAGCTGATCGCTGACCCGGTCGCAGTGAAACAAGGCCGGGGGCCGGCAAGGATGCCGCCCCCGGCCGTCTTCGCATAAGGACCCACCGTGAAGCCCTACAGCGTCAAGCTACTCGCTCCGCCGACCGTCGAGCCGGTCCTCCTGTCCGAGGTGAAGCAGCACCTCCGGCTGATGCCCGACCAGACGGACGACGATCTGTACCTCATGGGCCAAGTGGCCGCAGCCCGCCGGCTGATCGAGCGGCGGCTCGGGATCTCGCTCGTCGCCACGCAGTACCGGGCGAAATGGGAGGCCGGGGCCGTCGTCCTGCCGCTCGTCGCGCCGGTCCTGGTCACGATGGGCTACCCGCTGTCGATCACGGTCGGCGGCGTCGAGTTAGATCCGGCCGACTACGAACTCGACGACGATACGTCCGAGATCGAACTCGACACGCCGGCCGCCGACGAGGTGGTCGTCACATACTGGTCCGGCGTCCTCCCCGGCCAGCCGATCGCCCCGCAGCTGCGGGCCGCCCTGCTCCTCTACGTGGCCCACCTGTACGCGAACCGTGAGGCCGCCAGCCTCGACGCCCCGGCAGAGGTGCCGATGGCCTTCGAAACCCTGCTCGCCAGCGAGAGCGTGAACGGAGGCTGGTGATGCCCATCCCGGCCGGGATCCTCCGCGAAGTGTTCGCGATCGAGTCTCCGAGCGAGACCAGGAACGCCCTCGGCGAGAGCGTCCAGGTCTGGCAGGAGGAAGGCCGCCGCTTCGGATCCTACGAAGCCGTCAGCTACTCGGAGCAGACACGCCGCGGCCAGATCGGCGGCTCGTCCTCGGCCACCGTCCGGATCCGCTACTTCCCGGGACTGACGGGGAAGCACCGGCTCCGGTGGATCAGCCGCGACGGCCGCGTCCTCTACATCTCGAGCGTGATCGAGCGCGGGTTCCGCGAGGAACACGAACTGGCGGTCGAGGAGCAGATCACATGATCGCCCTCTCGTGGGATAGCAACTTCGCACCGAACAGCTACGACGCGAACGATCACATCGGCGCGCTCATGAAGGCCTACCGGAACCTCCCGCGGCACATTGCAAAGAAGCACCTCAAAGCCGCTATGCGGCGAGTTCTCAAGCCTGGCGTCCCGATCCTGCGTCGACACACCCCGCCGCTCGGGACGCGACGAGGCCGCCGGAAGGCCGGCGAGAAGGCACAGTCGACAGGAAGCCTTCGCCGTGCCGTCACGACTCGCGCCGGCCAAACTGGGCGCAATAGCGACTTCGACGCCTTCGTCTATGGAGTTCTCGGCTATCGGGCCGGTCCTGAAAGCCGGAAGGCAATCTGGCTCGAGTTCGGAACCAGCCGCGGCGGCCCACGATACGACATGGTCGGGAAGGCAATGAAGGAGTTCGGAAACCCTGCGGCGAACCTGCTCGCCCAGGAAATGGCGACCGGCCTCGAAAAGGCCGCGAAGGAAATCGCCAGCGGCAAGAACCCGGGGAGGAACTAATGGCAAGCCCCGAGGCCTGGCTCTCATCGACGATCGAGACCGTGGCCGGCTGCCCGGCCTACCCGATGGCGGCCCCCGAGGGCCGGCTGCCGCCGTTTGTAATTTACGGCCGGACGGCGACCGACCGGCAGCAGCAGCTCGACGGCACGTTCGACGCCCCCGTCGGCACGTTCCAGGTGCAGATCTATGACGACGGCTACCTCGCCGTAAAGACGACCGCCGACGCGGTGCGGGCGGCCGTGGACAACTTCAACGGCTCGGCCTCCGGCAGCCAGATTCTATCCGTCCAACTCACCGACGAGCGGGACGGCGACCCCGAGTACCTCGAGGGCCGCGACATGCCGACCTACGTCGTCGAACACGCCTACACGATCCGCTGGGTGGAGTAACACAATGCCAGTAGCCGACTCGCAGGGGACGACCTTCCAGTTCGGGACCGTGACCTTCTCGGCGACGAACATCAAGGTGAAGAAGACCGGCAAAGGCTACGACCAGGACGTCGACGTGTCGACGCTCGACCTCGCCAGCGGGGCCGACAAGGTCTACGAAGCCCCGGCCCTGTACGACTACGGCCCGGCCGGCCGCTCGATCGAGATCTCGCTTTCCTACCTGGGCGACGACGAGCCGAACACCGAAGACGAGCTGACGCTCGTCTGTGCGAAGTTCGGCCTGAACGACGACGCCCGCTGCACCGAGTTCGAACTCGAAGCGGCGGTCGGAGAGAAGATCAAGGGAACGGCGACGTTCGTCATCAAGGGCTGACCGAGGGCGAGGTGATGGGATGCCATTCGCCGACGCCCAGGGCGCGACGGTCTACTTCGCGGGCCAGCTGCTGGGCAGCCTGACCAACGTCCAAGCCTCCCAGGCCGTCGGCGGGAAGTTCGACTGCACGAACCTCCTCTCGCCCGTGATCGGCGAGGGCGCGAACTCACGCGTTCTCCTCCAGGTGAACCCGACGAGCGTCGATCCCGGCGCGCTGGCGATCCAGTTCGTCGGGCCGACCGTTTTCAGCCGGGCCGACATCGGCCGGATCGGCCAACTGGCCTTCGCTCTGCCGTCGGGAGGCTCATTGCTTGGTCTGGCCTACCTGGAGAGTCTGGAACTGGAGGCCGCCGTCGGAGAGAAGCTCCGCGGGTCCGCGACTTTCGTGTTCACAGGGTTTTTCATCTGATGCCAACCACAGCCGAGGACATCTTCGGGGCGTCCGCTCCCGAGACCGTCGAAGTGATGCCCGCCGGGGCCACGAAGCCCGTCCGGCTTCGCGTGCCCACGTTCAAGGAATGGCACGAGATCACGATCGCTCACCGGAAGTGCGGGGCCGAGAAGCTCGACCCGCCGGCCGAGCTGATTGCCCGGACGATCGCCGTTTGCGTGGCCGACTCGCACGGGAAGCGGAAGCTCACCGACGCCGAGGCCGCCGCCCTGCTCGAGGCGAGCCCGCGGCAGGTGATGGACCTCTATACGAAGTGCTGGGAGACGGTTCTCCGCAACGACGACGCAGCGATTCAGGAGGAAGCAAAAAACTAAAGAGCGAGCCGGCGGTCCTGTTCCTCCACCGGCTCGCCCTCGAACTAAAGGAACCAGACGTCGACGCCCTGGCCGGGCGGCTGACGCTGACGCAGTTCCGGCGGTGGTGCGGGTACTACCTGCTCGAGCCGTTCGGCACGGACTGGCAACGGACGGCGAGGCTGGCGGTGTGGTTCGCGTCGGTGATGGGAGCGAAGCTCGACGAAGAGGCTGAAGGCAAGTTCCTGCCGACGTACCGATCGGTTCCCCAAACAGATGACGAGATCATGCGCGAGCTGATGAAAATCCCCGCCCTCCGCAAACGGCACGAGGCGACCTGATGGCGACGGCAATCGGCAAAGTAGCGGCAGTCTTCACCGCATCGACGAGCGGCCTCACGGCCGGCGTCAACCAGGCGGGCCGCTCGATGAAGAAGCTCGAGGGCGACGTCCGCGGGCTGCGGTCGGGGCTCAATCTCCTGACGGCCATCCAAGGTGCCCAGCTCTTCGGCCAGATCACGGCCGGCGTCTCGCAGGCGGTCTCCTCGTTTATGAACATGGCCGGAGCCCAGGCCGACGTGATCGACTCGACCTCAAAGCTCGCCGCCCGGCTCGGGTTTACGTATGGCGAGATGGCCGGACTTGCCCTGGCAGCCGATCTGTCCGGCGTCTCGATGGATCAGATTGCAGCCGCAGCCACGAAGGCCGACGTGGCCTTCGTGAAGGCCGCCAACGGATCAAAGACGGCCCGGGCCACATTCGACCGGCTGGGCCTGTCGATGGAGACGCTGAACGGCATGTCGGCGAGCGAGCGGTTCGACGCGATCGCGGCTGCCATTGCCGCGTTGCCGACCGAGGCCGAGCGGGCCGCCGCAGCCGTCCAGATCTTTGGAAGGGCTGGTGCCGAGCTGCTGCCGCTGTTTTCCCAAGGGGCGGCCGGGATCGCGGCCGCTAGGGCCGAGGCCGAGGCGTTTGGTCTGACGCTGACAAACGAGCAGGGGCAAAACGTCGAGGCGATGAACGACGCGTTCACGCGAGCCCAGCAAGCCATTCAGGGCGTCGTCGGGCAGATCGTGGCCTACCTCTCGCCGGCCGTGGAGTCGGTCACGACGGCGTTTTCTGACTTTATCGGCTCCGTCGGCGGTGCGAACATCGGCCAAGCGATCGGAGCGGCGTTGCTGGAAGGTGCCCAGTTCTTCGCCGGGATCGCCGACTGGGTGATCGCCGGGATCGGTGGCGTGTTCGAGTATGCGTCGGCCGTGGGCGAGTCGTGGGCCGTCGGCTGGGAACTCGGGACGCGGGTCGGCAACCTCCTCTACGGTGCCTTCAAGACGTTTGAGGCCGTCGGCAACATCATCGGCGGCCTGTTCTCGGACATCATCGCCGGCCTGTTGCGATCCGGGGCGGCGATCGCCGACGCGATCCCCGGTTTCCAAGCGACGGCCGACTCGCTCAACGCGTCCGCCGATGGCTGGGCCGCCCAGGGCGACCAGTTCGCCGCCTCGATGAACTCGAACCTGAACGCGGCGTCGACGGCGTTCGGTAACGCGTTCGGCGAGTCGGCCGCCGCCGCCGCCCCGGCGGCCGTCGGCCCGGTCTCGCAAATGATCGAGGACGCCAGGCGACGAGCCGAGCAGGCCGCAGCCCAGCGCGACACGGCAGCACGCCAGACCGTCGGCCCGCAAGCGGTGGCCCCGGCCTCCCTCGGCCCGTCGACGGAGGCCCTGCGGGCCACCGACTCGACGTCGAAGGAGGGGATCGCGGAGATGTTCCGCCTCATGCGTGGAACGGCTGGCAACGTCCAGGAGGAGCAGCTCGGCGTCCTCGAGGAGATCCGCGACACGCTCCGCGAGCAGCCGGGCGACGAATGGACGGAGGCGGCATTCGCCGGAACCTGATGGCAGTCGTCGGCTGGCGTGAAACCGTAAAGGGCTCCGGCGTCTCGGGACGCTACGGCGAGTCGAACACCTACAAGCGGGCATTCCTTGTCCGCGTCGATCACCCCGCCACGTCGAAGGTTAAGATCTGCCGGGCTCCCGGCGTCGTCTACGGGGCTCCGCACCCGGACCAGGCCGACTGCAAGGCAATGGAGTTTGACTGCTCCATGAGCGACGACGTCGGGCTCTGGTGGACCGTCAGCGTCACGTATTACGCCCCCGAGCCGACGCAGATTCCGGACGAGCAAGGCATACCGGAAGACGCGTGGGCGGCATCTGGCGGCACCAGCACCGGGCCAGCGTTTGAGGACATCGAAGGCGACACGATCACCAACACGGCCGGCGATCCGCTCGAGGGCCTCGAGCAGGAGAACGACGACATTTCCTGGACGCTGACGACATGCTTCGAGGATCTCTCCTGGAACTCATTGCGGCTAGCCGCCTCGAACACCGTCAACGATTCGACCTGGAACGGCGGCGGGGCCGGCACGTGGAAAGTCAATTTCCGCGGGGCCACGAAAAAGACGATCGCGACCACGTCGACGGGCTCCGCCGGCCAGGCCCCGGCCGACGGCAGCAATGCGCCCAACGACGGCGCGGAAGGGACTGTGACGTACTGGGAAACGACCTGGGAGTTCAGATACCGCCGCAACGGCTGGGCGCTCAAGCCGTGGAATGTCGGATTTAACGAACTGGCAAGCGGCAGCCGCCAGGCGATCGTCGGGGCTGACGGAAAGGCCGTGAAGCAGCCCGTCGCCTTGACCGCCGGCGGCACGGCTAAGGCGGCCGGCGAGAAGCCCGACGCCCTCACATTCGACATCTACGAAGAGACGGACTTTGGCTCGGCGTTCGGGAGCCCCTCCTGATGGCCCGCCGTGAGAAGATCACGTTCGGCCGCCGCGACGTGAAGCGGATCTCCCGCGTCGTCCGGGACGCCGAGCGTGGCGACCGCGACCTCGCGCCGGTGACGCTGCGGACGGCCGGCGACGACGGGACGGAAATCCGCCTCGGCTCGATCTCGGCCACCTGGACGAAAGGCAACACGGCCACCGTGACGCAGCTCAAGCCCGACGGCTCCGCGTTTAGCCCGGCCCGGACGTTCACCGCGAAGAACTGGTTCGCGACTGTGACCGTGTCGAGCGGGACGAAAAAGGTGGCCTGCGCGAGCCTCGGCCCCGGGTGGATCCTCATCGCGGCGGAGTGCGCGTGATGCTGGGAGGAGATTGTTCGCCGTGTTGCAGTGGGTGGTACTGCTGCCCTGATCCCCAGTGCGCTCTGGACACCGTAAACGCGATCACGGTCGCCATCACGACCAGCAATACGTGGTGGGTTCGCAACTATAGAAAGGCGGCCCCATGCTTGTCTGGTGCATTTGATCAATACACGCACGCAATACCGGTTCAGTCAATCAACGGAACATTCCAACTTGCGAAACAATCGCCGACGCTCTGGTCTGTAACGCTGCCGGCCGATCCCATTGGATGCGCTCAGCCGGCGGTATCCTTGTATTTGTCTCAGGCACTTTCGACATCCGGATACTGGAGACTTTCCGTTACATTTCCGGCTTATTATTGGTACAGGGCAACAATGAACGGCTCTTTGCCGTTTAAGACGGCAGCGCAAATGCAGTGCGTTACGACTCCAGCGTATTCCGGCACGGCTTGCTCGCGATACGAGGCCGAATACGAGCAATACGCACATGAGCCCCAAACTGCGTTATTCGGGCCACGTCATTTCGATTGCGAGCCCAAGCCGGATCAGGCTTTGTTTAGCGGCCAGCAGCTTGCACAGCTTCCGCAGCCGCCGATTTTGGTCGACCTAGGGGGGTCTCCACCAACGCCCTTTGACGTAGATACATCGTCTGGATCGCTCGCAATTACTGTTGCCGTCCAGCTTTCTTAAACATGCCCTGCCAACAAATCACCGACACCTCCGCCACGCAAAACCCGCCGCTATCAACGCGGTCAGGGCCGTTTACTTCGCAGGCCGACTGCTTGGAGGCCTGCAAGGAGGGCGCGTGCTGTAACGGCACGACTTGCACCGTCAAGCCGCAGTGCCAGTGCAGTGGAGTCTTTCTCGGGGTGGGAACTACGTGCAGCGAAAATACATGCAATCCACTGCCCTGATTACCTGTCAGCCATTTTACCTCGAGGCCCGCTGCCGCGAGCGTGGCTACACGCTCGACCAGGTCCGGCCGTGCATCGTGGCCGAACACGAAGACGGAACGATCACGGTCGACACGGACCACCCGGCCTACCCGCGGCCCCGCCCCGGCCTGGGCGACATGGTCGCCGCCGGCCTGTCGGCCGTCGGGATCACGAAGGAGCGCGTCTCGGCCCTCGTCGGCGGCGACTGCGGATGCAAGCAACGGCAAGAGGCCTTGAACCGTATTGGCCATAGGCTGGGCATTGGATCGCCCCCGCAGCAGTAAACAATAAATGACGCGGACGGATCCGCGGACCTCGAGCACGGAGGCACCATGCCGGCAATTAGACAGGAGCCGATCGGCAAGCTCGCCGAAGAGATCATCGCCAAGAACCCCGACCATCCGGCCCGTGGTCTGGCCCGGCTTCTGGTTGAGAAGAGCAACAAAGCGATCACGCTGGAGCAGGCCCGCTCCGCGATCCGCTACCGCCTCGGGCAGCTAGGCGAGCGGCACCGCCGGCGGCGACCCCAGTCGCGGCCCCCTCGCCATCCTGGCCAACGCGTAGAAATGCCATCGAGCCAGGCCGAGCCGTGGGTGCCGCATGTCTTCGGCGTGACCGGACGAGTGGGGATTATCTCGGACATCCACGTCCCGTACCACGACGAAGTGGCCCTTCGGACGGCGGTCGACTACCTAACGGAGCAACAGGTCGACGGCCTTCTACTGAACGGCGATATAGCAGACTTCTACGCGATCAGTCGCTACCAAAAGGACCCCGCTCTCCGAGACTTCCGCGGCGAGCTGGCCGCTGTGCGGCAGTTTTTCGCCTGGATCCGCCAGGAGTTCCCCGGGATCCCGATCGCCCTCAAGGTCGGCAACCATGAAGAGAGGTGGTCCGCGTGGCTATGGCAGCACGCCCCCGAGATCAGCGAAGAGCGCATGATGTCGCTCGGTGTCTGGATGCACCTAGACCAGCACGACATCACGCTCGTGGAGGACAAGCGTCCCATCATGCTTGGCAGGCTGCCGGTCTTGCATGGGCACGAGAAAGGCCAGGGCATTTCCGCGCCGGTCAACCAGGCCCGCGGGTCGTTCCTGCGGCTTCACCATACGGTCCTGGAAGGGCACGGGCACCGGACCAGCGTTCACTGTGAGCCCGACATGTTCCATTCTGAGACGACTTGCTGGTCCACGGGATGCCTGTGCGATCTGACGCCAGAATATGCACGCCTCAACAAGTGGAACCACGGATTCGCGATCGTCGCGGTCCACGACGGCGGCGAGTTCGACGTAGAAAACCTGCGGATCGTCGGCGACCGGATCCGTACGAGCTAGGGGCCATTTGGGAAATGCTGGACGACGAGTACCTTCGCGAGGCGGAACGCCGGGCCAGGGTGTTTCAAGGTGCCTGGACCGGCACCTCGGGCACGCTGGCGGCCGACGTGATCCGGCTGATCCACTACGTACAAGAACTGCGGAGGGCGAACGGTGACAACCAAGACGGTGACTGCCGGCAATGTGCAGTATGCGACCGGCGCGATTCGCAGCAGTGACGCCGAGGCGACGCGTTACGATCTGATTTCACCGATCGGCTTGGAGGCTGTCGCCAGGGCCTGCGCCGAGGGGGCCGCGAAGTATTCGGACTACAACTGGGAGCGGGGGATGCCCGTTTCCGACCTGCTAAACCACGCCCTCAGGCATGTCTACCAGTACCTCTCCGGCGATCGCTCCGAAGACCACCTCGGCCATGCTGCGTGGGGTTTGCTCGGTGCAATTCACAGTGAGGCGATGTGGCCCCACTTGAACGACAAGCTCCGCGGGCCTGGCTGTCAGCCGCCGGTCGAGTTGGACTGAGGAGCGACGCGCTGGATCCCGACCAGCAGCTCCCGCGGGGCCGGCGGCCGGCGGTGCAACTGCGACGCGTCGGCGTAGTGGGCCTCGAAGATCTTCCTGGTATTCCCGAGGTGTTTGTGCCCGGCCCCCTCCTCCTGGAGTTCGACATCGGTCCCGGAGGCCCGTCGGATCCACTTCCAGGTCCCTGGCCTGATCCCGGCCCGCCTTACGAGCCGTCGCACCTGGGCGTTGAAGGTCTCGTGCGATCCAGGCCACGGCATGACGAGCGAGCGGGGGGCCTGCTCGAGCGACCGATGGAGTGCGATCATGGTCGACTGTGACAGTCGGAACGTGGCGACCTTTTGCGTCTTCGACTGCGTGACCGAGACCCAGCCGTCGGGATGGACCGCCGCTACTGGGAGGCTGATCTGGTCGCCCCAGCGGAGACCGGAGTCCCACGCAACGCGGATGGCAAGATCGAACCAGACACTCCGCCGCAGCCCACAGGCGTGAGCCCTTGGCAGTGTCGCCGCTGCTTCCAGGAGCCGCTCGATCTCCTCCTTCGTCCAGGCCTCGACGGGCCGCTCTGGGACCGTTGTCCGCCGCACGCGTCGGGCCACGGGCTCCGCGGCGAGCCCTTCGTCGGCTGCCGCCCTCCACAGCGTCATTACGGCCTGCTTCTTTGCCCGCACAGTCGACGGTGCCACGGTTGCGGAGTAGTCCCGGAGCCACTCCGAGACGCTTCGCTCGTCCAGCTCGTCGAGTCGCACGGGGCGACCGGCCCAGCGTTCGAGCAGATCGGCGGCGATCTCATATTGGCGGGCCGTCTCTGGCCGGATTGGCTTCGTGACCGAGTAGGTCTGGCGGGCGAATGCCCCTAATGTTGTCGGTGTCGATCTGCGGAACATGATGATCATCCCGTGACCCGTCGGGCGTCATTTCCCGGCGTGTCAACTTTGTTGAGTGGGGCATCATGCCCCCACTACTGGCAACTGCAACCCCCCAACACAACCCCTACAACCGGCTGCCCCCCTTGCGGGCTATTGCATCGGTCTACGGAACCGAAGGTTGCTGGTTCGAGCCCAGCGGGGTGTATTCGGCTCATAGCCACCCTATGGCCGGGACGGGACAGAAAGCAAGGAATGGGCATGGATTCGTCCGGCCCGCGGCGAAACTAGGAGGCCATGAGAATGGCAATCGTCGACAAAGACTCAGGACGGACCCTCTGCACGACCGCCCAGGCGGCGAAAGAGTTCGGTTGCAGCACCCACCACATCCGCGGGCTCGCAAAGGAAGGAATCCTCTGGCAGAAGGTGGAATCCCCCCGGTCGATCTTCTACGATCTCGACCAGGTAAAGCGGCTGGCCAAGGAACGCCGGGCCAAACGAGCACAACGGAAACTCGGCGGGAGACCGCCAAACGGATTCCGCGCCGCGTGACACTCCTTGAGGAGACGTTGTCGTGGAATACGTTGGCTATCTCGTGAAGTTGTCGGGCGCGTTTCTTATGGGATGCTTCGGGCTTCTTGTGCTCGTGTCGAGTGTCGCGGGCAACTTCAACACGCTCGGAGTGATCTTTGGCGGGATCGTGCTGGTGGCGACTCGGCTCGTCTGGCCACGCAGGCCGAACGCGTGGCGGTCTGATCCGCCGACTGAGAAGCAGCTCTCTTACGCTGCCAACCTGGGGATCACCGTCCCGCCAGGAGCGACGAAGGGCGAAGTCTCCGCGATGATCACGGCAGTGACGGGCCGCTAGCCACCCGCCATCTTCCCCAGTTTCACGCTGTTTCTCCGCAGAAAAAAAGCGGCTCAACTCCTCTTGACGAAGTTACGATAAGTCAACTACCCTCTCGCCCACGCTTCATGGATGGAGCGTCGGCAGTGAGGCAACGCCAGGAGTTTTCCGATGAACGCTGACCTCTGGATCGAGTTCCTGATCGTTTTGGTTCGCCTGCTCTCTGCCGGTCTGGCTTCTTAGTTTTTGCCCTCAAACTTACGGTAAAGGAAATACACGGCATGGACGCCCACGAAAACGAATACCTCGCCGCCGCGGAGGCCGTCGCCGGCGATCCCTCCCGCCAGCACGGCCACGCGGTCGGCGACCTGGTCTGGTTCAAACAGCCAGACATGACCTACCCGACCAGCGGCAGGATCGTCGAGCTGGTGCCGCTGGGGGCCTACCGCGTGCAACTCGAAGGCCGCGATGTCCGGATCGTCTGGCCGGAGGAGGTGGTCGAGCTGTGACGTACCGCCACCCTCACCGCCACCGAGGCCAGTACGGCGGCCGCGACGACGCGAGCCGGCAATACCACCTCGCGAAGTTGTGGTCGCAGATCGCCGCCAGCCGCGAGCTGTGCCGCCACATGCGGCCGATGGGCCGCGAGCTGTGGCACATCCCGGCCGGGCTCACGCTCCGCTGGCGGGACAGCCTCGACGACGTTCTTCCCTACCTCGACGACGACGAAGGGAGGATCCGGCTGTGAACAACTTTTGCAACTGGTTCGCGGTCCTCTGGCTGGCCGGGGCCGCGATGTACGGACTGACGCTCATGGATGGATACCGCCGGACAGGACTCGGCGGATCAGGAGACCGGCGGAGCCGCCGGCAAGGACGCACCCTGCCGCAGACCGAAGGACCGGCGAGCGGCGATTTTCTTAGGAGGTTTGACTGATGGCAGGATTCAAGAGAGCAACGAAGGCCCAGGCGAAGCTGAGGGCCGCAGTGTTTGGGCCGAGCGGGGCCGGCAAGACGTTTACCTCGCTCCGGATCGCGACTGGGCTCGGTGGCCGGATTGCGGTGATCGACACCGAGGGGGCATTTCACAAGCACCAGGACGGCACGATCGAGGAAATGTCTTCGGCGGCAAAGTATGCGGACCGGTTCGAGTTCGACGTTTTGAACCTCGAAGACAAGAGTATCGAGGGCTACGTCGAGGCCATTCGGCTGGCCGGCGAGGAGGGCTACAACGTCCTGATAATCGACAGCCTCAGCCACGCGTGGCAAACGCTGCTCGAGGAGGTGGAGAAGCTCGCAAAGGCCAAGTACCGCGGCAACACCTGGTCGGCCTGGTCCGAGGGGACACCGCTCCAGCGGAAGCTGGTCCAGGCGATCCTGGCCTTCCCCGGCCACATCCTGGCGACCATGCGGTCAAAGACCGAATGGACGACCGTCGACAACAACGGGAAGAAGAGCCCGCAACGCGTCGGCCTCGCTCCCGAGCAAGGCAAAGGCGTGGAGTATGAGTTCGACCTCCTGGTCGAGATCTCGACCGAGCATATCGCGAACGTCATCAAGGACCGGACGGGCAAGTTCCAGGACAAGCTCCTGGAGAAGCCCGGCGAGGACTTCGGCAAGCAGCTGGCCGCCTGGCTGGCCGACGGTGAGCCGGTGAAGCCGGTGAAGCCGGAGGTGAAGACCACGGCCGGGGTCCCGGCCCTCATGGCGAAGGCCTCGAAGGCGATCGCCGCCGCCGACTCGACGCAGTCGATTGCGGCCTGCCGGCGACGCGTGGACGAGTACCTGACCGACGGGACGCTGACAACGGCCCAGTGGGAGGCCCTGACCGATCAGATCGACGCCCGCTCGGCCTCCATCGAAGGCGAGGTGATGGCATGAGCCGCTACGGCAAGCAAACCGCCACGGCTCCGCCGGCCACTGCCGACGACACGTTTCGGTGTACCGATGACATCGTCGCCGAGCTGCGGCGTCTCCATCGACCGAGTATGGCCGCATGGGTCGAGCGGCAGGGCCAAGAGAACGCCGCAGGCTGGCGCGAGAAGCGTCGGCTCATGGAAGAGATTCACGAACTGCGCGAGCGGCTCGGGCTGAACAAGCGGGAGAAGATCCACGACCCGACACCACCGCCGGAGGCGAGCGACTGATGGCGTGGCATGACTGCGGATGGAAGGGGCTCAAGCAAAAGCGAGAGCCAAAGCCCGAGCCGAAGCCCGGGCCAGTGAAGAAGGACGCGAAGACGAAGGAGCGAAAAACGCGATGAGCGACACGTTCGGAGATTTTTGGCCAGACGACCTTGAGCAAGGCACGGCGACCGCCGCGACCGACGAGCCCATGCTGCCAGACGGCAAGCACGTTGGCACCATCACTTGGGCCGGCGTCAAGGAGTTTGAGTTCAAGCGGAGCGAAAAAAACCCAGCCGGAAAGAGCCTGGTCGTGACGCTGCGGGTGAACGGCTACCAGGTCGTAGAGGACATCGTCCCCGTTACGCTGCGGGGCGTGATCGGCGGGATCTGCCGATCGGCCGGGATCGACGCCCCGTCAAAGGGCGAGTCGTTCGAGGCCTTCTGCGGCCGGCTCAAAGGCCAGACGGCCCCGATCGAGTCGGCGCTATCGGTCGCGAAGAGCGGCCGGGAATATGTCCGGCTCAAGTGGCTGGCTGGAGTCCCGGCCGCTTTGCCAGCGGCGAAAGCCGAGACGCGAGCGAAGCCGAAGGCCAAGCCCGCCCCGCCAGTCGACGAGGCCCCGGACGACATCCCCTTCTAGGAGGCCATCGACATGGACGCCGTCGAAGAGCTGGTCAAGTGCAACCGAGGCAAGCGCGGGGGCTGGACGGTCCAGATCCCGACACCGACGCCTGAAGAGATCCGCGAGGAGACCGCCAGGATCCGCGCTAGCTGGGCCGATCCCCGGCTCCGCCTGGAGATGGGCCTCCCGCCAGACAAACCGGAGGACTGAGTTTCGCCGCCCCACCGTGGGTCCGCTGTTTCACACTTTCCAGCGGAATCGGTCGCCCAGCTCGCAGTGGCGTTGTAACGGAGCAGCCAGCGACGCAACTCCCACGGACGCCAGCCGGGCCGCCCCGCCCGCAAGGGGCCAACACATGGAGCTTCAAGTGGTGAACGCAATCGACGATCTGCCGCTCTGGCGAGCCGCCAGACGCAATGACCCGCCGACCTCGAAGGCGGCCGGGGCCAACTCGCGACGGTTCGCCGGCGGGCATTGCCGGCGGATCCTCGAGGCCCTGGCGATCGGGCCGGGGACGAAGGACGAGATCGCGGCCCGGTGCGGGCTGGACGAGCAACAGGTCGCCCGGCGTATGCACGAGCTGCGGCAGGCGGGCCTGGTGGTGGAGCTGGGCTTGGCGGTCTCGCCGAGCGGGAACCGGGAAATGCGATATGGGAGGGTTTGATGGCAGAGGACGCGGCCCCGGAGTGGATGATCGCTGAAAAAGTTTCGCCGAAGCAAAAGCCGGTAGGCCGTCCAGTTCCGCCGATACCGTCCCACCTCAAAGGCGCGTCGATGACCAAGCCAGTAGACGCTGCGGCGGCGGCAAGGATCGAGAGCGACTTCCGCGATCTTATTCAAGCATCATCGGCAGCCGACGAGTTTGATATCAACAGCCGGATACTCGACTGCATGGACGAGAACCGCATATCACCCGTCCAGGCTAATCGGCTCCTGAAGTCTCTTTTTCACTTGGTCGACGGAGGGCCTGGGATGCTCCGGATAACAAAAGAAGGCGAAGTAGAACGTATGGAGGGCAACTGATGGCCAGTAGTTGGTTCCCATTCTTTGGCCGTGACTTCCTGGCCGCCACCCTCGGGTGGTCGGCGGACGAACGCGGCCACTACATCACGCTCCTGATCGCCCAGTGGGAGCAGGGAGGATTGCCGGACGATCTCAAGAGGCTGGAGCTGGTCTCGCCTGGCGTTTCCAAGTGCTGGAAGACGATCGAAAAGAAGTTCCCCAAAAGCACCGGCGGGCAGCGCCGGAACACACGCCTCGAGCATGAGCGGCACCTATCCCACCAACGGAGCGAGCGGGCTCGTCAGTCCGCCTCCGCCAGGTGGTCCAAGGGGCAGGATCAGGCCGAGGAAGGCCAGCCGGAGGAGGCGGCCGGATGCTCGGAGCAATGCTCGGAGCAATGCGACCGCATATGCGATCGCACATGCTCGGCCGATGCTTCCATGTCCATGTCTTATTCTCCTCCTCCACCTCCCCCTGCTCCTCCGGAGTTTCGGGATGGATGGGAGCAGCTACGGACGGCATGGAACGCCGTCTGGGGAGAGAAGCGACAGTGGCGATCCGCCGAGCCCCCCCAGGAGGCGATCGACCGCCTTGCGGAGCCTGGTTGGCTGGACGAGGCCCTGGCGGCGATCCCCGAGATCAAGAAGGGTGCCTGCTCTGGTTTCGCGAGCCCGCCGACGCTCCGCCAGTTCTGTAAGCGGGACGAGCGGGGGACATTCGTCGCCAGGATGCTTGGGGGCGAGTTTGTCGACAAGGTCCGACCGACGCCAAGACGGGCTCTCCAGGAGGGCGCAGTATGACCGACGAACTCACCCGCCTCCGCGGCGAGCTGGTCCTCTGGAAGGCCGCCGCCACGCTGACGCCGCATGAGCGGCAGACGAAGATCGCGGCAATCAGCGAGCTGGGCGACTCACCGACGGCTCGGCACCTGCGGCACCTGTACGAACGTCTCAGCGAAGAGGTGAGCGAATGATCGACGATCTCGATCCGTACCTGTCGAGTTTCTTCGCGCCGCCGGGGGGGGCTGGCGACGATGGTCGCATGAAAGACGAGATCCCGATCTCCCAGGAGCAGCTCGCGGCCCACGCTGGCCAGTGGTTCGCCCACGCGCGGATCGAGGACATCCCCTCGAAGCTCTGGCTGGACTACTACGTGGCCGGGTCGCAGCTGTACTTGCGGGCGACGTTCGACGCCGGCGTGAAGGCGATCACGAAGGTCCGGCTGGCGGCCCTGGCGGTGAGCCTCGACGAAGCGTACGGGACCGAGATCACGACGATCGCGTACCCGCATGACTACACCTGGGACGAGATCGAGGAGCGGTCCCGGGAGTTGAATCGGGTCCAGTGACGCTATACCAGCGACCTACGGCACTTTCCAGTTTCTGGAATGTGGAATGTCGGTGGCTCGCGATGGTGATCGGGCGTACAATACGCCCCGACACTACAGGCGGAAGGTGATGACATGATGCAGAGTCAGCAGCCGGTAGCGTGGGCGGTGATGCTCGCGGACGGCGACCGCATCTACGATGTCTATGCCATCGAAGAGGAGGCCGCCGCGATCTCGTCGTCGGTCGCCGGGAATCACGGGATTGCACCGCTCTACCGCTCGCCTGACTGCCCCTACGTCACCGGCAACGTGACGCGATACTGCACGCTGACGCCGTTCACGCTCACTGACGCGGAGCGCGAGGCGATTGAGGGGGCGATCCTGGAGATGGACGGAATCATGCAGGAGTTTATTCCCGCGCCTGTTTATACACGGCTGCGACGGCAGGTATCCACTCTGCGGGGGCTGCTGGAACGAACGAAGTGACGCTAGTGAAATCAGAGAGTGACAAATGCTAGTTATTTCAAATGCTGAACTGAAGGCGGCACCGCCCGTTGCGGAGCATGTTCAATGTTGGATTTGCGGGGAAACGCATCCCGTTGAAAGTGCGAGCGACCAAAACAAACCCGATTCGATAGTGCTGTCTTTCTTTCGGTGTGGTAATGCGACCTACCTGTGCGGCGTAAACGGAAAAGAATTTCGCTCCAAGTGACCGTACAGAGCGAAGGTGGGCAACCATTCGGCAAAACCTAATAGTTCCACTGAGGTGGAGCAGCCGGTGCCGTCGATTGCAGCGGACTGATAACCCGCCACGCGCGGCGGCACCGGCCCAACTCATACGCGAAAAGCATCACAAATGATCGTTTTTTCGATATAATTCGGTCTGCACACAAACTGCCGAAAAGTGACAACCAATGGCTACCGCGATTCTGAAATACGATCTGGCCGACGCCGACGATGAACGCGAACATCGCTACGCCTTGGCGGGGCGTGATGCGTTGATCGCGTTGGAGGGCATCCGCGAGGCGATCCGCAGCAAACTGAAATACGGGGAGATCAGCGACGAGACGCGGCGGGTGCTGGAGGAGCTTCGGGAAGAACTGCCGCATGAGTTGATCGAACTGCTGGTCTAGACCCATAGTTTCGCCCCGCGTCTTCCGGACGCTGGTGGCATGGAAGACCGCGAGATCACGTTCGAGGTTCCGGGCCAGCCTGTCCCGCAGCCCCGGCCACGCGTCAGCACCCGCGGCGGGTTCGGCCGGGCCTACACGCCGAAGGGCCACGCGATCCATGCGTACCGGGAGTCGATTCGCCTGGTGGCTCATTCCAGGGGCTGGGCCAGCGGGCCTACGGAAGCCCCGATCGGCGTCGAGGTCGACTGCTACTTCCAGCGGCCGCCCAGCCATTTGACCAAGTCCGTCCAAGTGCGGCCGGCGGCTCCCAAGGTCCCGCCGAAGAGCGATGTCGACAACCTGGCCAAAGGGATCCTGGACGCGATCACCGACTCCGGGGCCTTCTGGCAGGACGACGACCAGGTCGCCGAGCTTATCGTCCGCAAGGCCTACGCTCTGCCGGGGGCCGAGGGCCGGACGATCGTCACCGTCCGGAGGCTGCCGCCGTGAGCCACATCCGCGGGCCGGACGGCAAGATGGCAGGCTCGCGGAAGCAGCTGCTCTCCCTCCGGCAGCTGATCGCGGTCCGCGAGGCCTGGGCCAAGGGGCTCAGGCGGGACGAAGTGGCGAGGGCCGCCGGGATCACGGTCGCCCGGCTCGTCTCGCGGATGGCCGACCAGCTCGCGAGCCTCCCCAGGCGAGGCCGCGGCAAAGGTGGGGGCCGCCGGCCGGCGAAGCAGGACCCGACGCCGGAGGAGATCTACGGCCGGCTCACGCTCGAGATCCAAGCCGGCTGGACGGACGAGCAACGCGAGGCCGCGTGGCGTGGAGTCGACTTCAACCGTTCGGCCGTCGATTCGTAGGGTGTTTTCATGCCAACCGCCGCCAACCTCCCGGGATACCTCGGCCTCACCTTCCGCAAGGGGGACGACTACGGGACCGTGATCGACTTTTCGATCGACGTAACCGGCCACGAATGGGACGCGGTGGTCTACTCGCTCACGACCGGCTCGACGATCGTCGAGCCGACGATCTCCGTCGTGAGCGCCGCGAACGGCACCGTAAACGTCAGCCTGACGAGCGAGCAGACCGCCGGCCTGGCCGTCGGGACGTACGGGTGGCGGCTGGAGTCGATCGCCCCCGGCGACACGCGGCGGACCTACCTCCAGGGCGTCTGCGAGGTGATCGCATGAGCGAGATCACCGTCCAGGCCTCGTCGAGCCCGATCACCGTCTCGGCCACCGCCGGCACCGTGTCGGCCACCGTGGCCGCCTCCAGCGTCTCGACGACCACCACTGGCGGCGTCGGCCCGCAAGGCCCGCAAGGGATCCAAGGGCCGCCCGGTGACGCTCTCGGGGCCGCTGAAGACGTCCAGCTCGTCGGGGTGAATGACGGCGACGTCTTGACCTACTCGGCCGACGTTGGGGCCTGGATCAACGCGGAAGCAATCGACGGAGGCAACTGGTGACGACACCGTACCGAATCCGACGCCGTGCAGCTGGTGGAGCGACCGGGGCTCCTTCGAGCCTGCTCCAGTCCGAGCTGGCATACAGCGAAGTCGACCAGATCCTCTACGTCGGCCAGGGCAGCGGCGGGACGGCGACCGTCGTCGCCATCGGCGGGCCTGGGGCCTACCTGACGAGCGCGACGGCCGCCTCGACGTACCTGACCAGCGCGACCGCGTCGTCGACCTACCTCACGCAGGCCTCGGCCTCCTCAACGTACGCCACTTCGTCCACCGTCTCGGCCACCTACGCCCCGCTCGCCTCCCCGGCCCTCACCGGCACGCCAACGGCCCCCACGGCCACGGCCGGCACGAACACGACGCAGATCGCCACAACGGCTTACGTTTCGACCGCGATCTCGAACCTGGTCAACGGGGCCGGGGCCGCCCTTGACACGCTTCAAGAGTTGGCCGCGGCCCTGGGGAACGACGCCAGCTTCTCGACGACGATCGCGACCAGCCTGGGAGAGAAGCTCGTCAAGTCCGCGAACCTGTCGGACCTGACCGACAACGCGGTCGCAAGGACGAACCTCGGCCTCGGCTCGATGGCAACGCAGGCGGCGAACGCCGTCGCGATCACCGGCGGGACGATCGACGGCGTTACGCTGGACGGGGGGACGTTCTGATATGCCGACATTTGACCGTACACCAGGCCAGCTCGACCTCGTATTCGTCATAGGCGACGATCTGCCGATCGCGATCGACCTGCCGTTCGACCTCACGTCATCCACGCTCGAGGCCGTCGTCTACGTGAGCGGGACCAGCGTCTTCGCCATCCCGAGCGAGGAGAGCGAAAGCACGCCGGGCGAGACCGTCGTCACGCCGACCGTCACGGTCGTGGACGCCGCGGCGGGTACGCTCACCGTTTCAATGACGGAGATACAGACCGCCACGCTCGACCCGAACGTCTCCTACCGCTGGTATCTCCGCCGAACCGCATCGGGCGAGACGCGGACGATCCTCTCCGGACGCTGCGAGGCCCGCCGACCGTGAGCGAGATCGCCGTCACCGTCACGAATCCGGGGGCCTACTCCGTCACTGTTGACGGGGCCACGCCCACGACCGCCACCGTGAGCAGCGGCGGAGCGGTGAGCGTGTCGGTTCCCGGCGTCGACGTGCAGTGGGCCGACCTCGAGGGGGTGCCGGCCACGTTTCCGCCGGCGGCCCACCAGCACCCGATCAGCGACGTAACGGGGCTCCAAACGGCGCTCGACGGCAAAGCCGCCTCCGGCCACGGCCACGCCTACCCAGTGACCAGCGTCAACGGTTTTACTGGCGACGTCGTGATCGAAGCCGGGGCCGGCGGTGCCACCCTGTCCAGCGATCTGCCAGAGCCGCTAGGCATTCATACAGCAGGCATATCGTCGCAGGCGGCCAGGTCTGACCACGTTCACCAAATGCCAACGGCGGCCGACGTGGGGGCGCTGGACCAAAACTCGATCATTGACGGTGGGGACTACACAGGCGTGATAGTCGTCCCCGAAACGCCTGCGATCACCATCACGGCGCAGCCCACCAATCAGACGGCCGCGGGCGGGGCTGCCACGTTTTATGTTGCGGCCATTCACTCAACCGGGGCGGCCATTTCGTACCAGTGGCAAAAGAGCGACGACGGCACTACGTGGCAAAACGTCAGCGCAGCAACGTCGGCAACATTGTCTCTCTCGGGACTGACAAATGCCGCAGACAACGGCGACAAATTTCGCTGCAATCTTTCGGCAACGGGAACTGCCGGTTTAACCACCGGTGAGGCCACGCTTACTGTCCCGGTTGGCGTGGCGTCATCTGGCCCCATGTTTAGCTGGGGAACCGGCTCCTATGGGGTCATCGGCAACGGAAGTCTTGCTGTGCGCTCACAGCCGACAGCCATTGGAACACCGGAAAGCTGGTCTGCTGTGTCAACGTGGAATTATCATTCGCTGGCAATCAGATCGGACGGGATGCTGTTTGCATGGGGGCTGAACAACTACGGCCAGGTCGGCAATGGAACGAATACAAACGCAACGACACCCGTTCCGATCACTTTATACAAATGGCTGGCCGTCAGCGCGGGGCTTCACCACAGTCTTGCAATTCGCGACGACGGCGCGTTGTTTGCGTGGGGACGAAATACTGGCGGTCTGTTAGGAAACGCGACAGGGTCAACTGTTTTTACTCCGTACATGCTGTCCAACAGCCAATTTACCGCTGTATCTGCCGGCAAAAATGGGCTGTTTAGTTTTGCTATCAGGAGTGACGGAAAACTGTTTGCATGGGGCCAAAACGACGACGGGCAGCTTGGCCTTGGCAGCAGTACCTCCCAAATCGGACTAACCGAAGTACCTGTCGGCAACTGCCAGGCTGTTTCGGCTGGCGGAACCTATGCCATCGCCATAACCAACGAAAACACGATGCTTGCGTGGGGGCGATCAGCCTATGGAGCGATGGGCCTGGACTCAACAATTTCTACTGTCACGCCAACTCAGGTGGGGTCGTCGTCTAACTGGGCCAGCGTTAGCGCTGCCTACGATCATTCCTGTGCAATAGACGCAAATGGAAACCTGTACGCCTTTGGAGACAACGCGAACGGCGAGCTGGGCGACGGAACATACGCGCCACGATTTATTCCTGGCAACCCTGTTGCAGCGGGAGTTGTCTCTGCCAGTGCCGGCGAGCGTTTTACGCTGGCCATTCGCACTACAGGAAAACTAATTGGAACAGGCGAAAACGGCCTGTATCAGCTGGCCGATGGTACAACGCAACCCCGTAACACGTTTTTGCAAATCGGTCAGGCTAACTGGCTGTCTGTTTCTGCGGGCACGTCCGGCGCACTCGGAATCAATCAATAGGCTGAACCATGCCAAACAAAATCACGCCGAAGCGGAGCTACACCGCCAACTCCGTCCCAACGGCCGCCGACCTCGACGTGAACGAGCTGGCGATCAACTGGGCCGACGGCAAGGCTTTCACGAAGAACGCCGCCGGCCAGGTCGTCGCGATCACGCTCGGCGGGGGTGGCGGGGCGAGTACAAACGAGGACACGGCGCTCCGCGCCT